CATACTTATTTCTAGACGAAGCTGCTTACCAAACAGAAGATGCATACCGTAGAGCTATAGAACCAACTGCCCTAGTACATGGTAAAAAAGTAGTCCTGTTTAGCACACCACGTGGCAGAGACTGGTGGTATAACATGTACCAACTTGGTGAGAACCCAGAGTACACCAACTATGCTAGCGTGCGCATGCACCAAGGTGATAATCCTTATATAGATCAAGAAGAAGTCTTAGCAGCCAAAAAAGTTTTACCAGATGCAATATACAGAGCAGAATACCAAGGAGAGTTCTTAGAAGGAGAATCAATGGTATTCTCAAACTTTAACACTAATACATTTGACCAATACCCTACAAGACAAGGTAAAGTCTATATTGGGGTCGATTTAGGTAGGGAATCAGATTTCACCGTAGCAGTAGCAATGGACCAACAAGGTAATGTTATTGAGATCTACAGAGATAATCAAACCGATTGGGATGTGATGCAATCCAATATCTTACAGTTAGCTCGCAAATACACAGCAACTATAATGATAGAAACAAATTCAATGGGAACAGTAATCTTTGAATCTATTAAGAAGCAATACCAAGATACACATCCATTTGTTACATCAAATCAAAGTAAGAAAGATATAGTAGAGTCCTTAATCCTAGCATTCAATGATAATCAAATAAGGGTACCATCACAAGCACTCCTTCCAGAGTTACACCACGAACTAGAAGTCTTTGAGATGTCATATAATCCTAAGACAAGAACAGTACGATATCAAGCACGTCCACCATTTCATGATGATATTATTATAGCACTCTGTATTTCAAACTGGAATCGTTTACAAAATCAGACATTAGGTCAGTATGCTGTAATAGGCCGAAGGTAATTCATATTAACTATAATTTATATTTCTAATCAGATGGTAACAATTAATATTAATAACGAGAAATTTGAGATACCCCAAAGATTAACAGTGGAGCAATACCATGCTGCACTACAGTTTGATTGGGCAGATACCAAATACTATCCAATGATAGTTGCACAATTAATTGGTATATCACCACATCGTCTGATAGGCGCAGCTGAAGAGTCTCTAACACTTGCAATTACTTTTATTATTAATTCAATGAATAAGAGAAAGGAAACCAAGATGGTAGACTTAGAAGCCATTACATTTGGTCAATTCATAGACTGTGATGTTTACTTGGCTTTAGGCTTAGACAAACACTTTAAAGATCTCGCTGAAATGATAGCACCGCAAACTAAGTGGGCAGACGAAGCTATGTGGGCAATAGATCAATACGCCGCATACAGAACATATACATATAGACAATATAAGACACTCTTTGGTATATCAGACAGAGAAGTAGACACCGTAGCCACTGAAGAGGTTACAGATAAAATGGCAATTGCACGTGGATGGTACAAAGTAATTGTATCACTAGCCCAAGATAACATACTTAATATAGATGCAGTTACTGATCAGCCTCTTAAGAAGGCACTTAACTTTATGGCATTACAGAAGGAGAAGATACAGGAAGAGAACCAACAGAAATTAAAACAAAAAAGACAATATGACTTACAACGATCTCGTTACTAGTATTAAAGATACAGTAGACGCACACTTAATTCTTAAGGACTTTGGTTATGGTGCACTCTCAGACATTAAGACTGTCGATGAAGATGCGCGTGTTAATTATCCATATGCATTCCTTAACCCTGGACAGTCAACTAGAACAGGACAAACAATTACATATAGATTTAATCTGATCGTAATGGACACAGCACAAGAGGATCCTACTAATGGATACTCTAACTACTTAAAGGTGCAATCAGATTGTCAACAGTACATTGATGACATCTTAGCTAACCTAAGATTCAGTGAACCATTTAAGGATTTTGACTTAACTCTTAATATGAACTTAACACCATTTAAAGAGAGGTTCCAAGACACAGTCGCAGGTATGACAGCAACCTTAGAGATAGAGTTACCTATACCATTAGATAACTGTGTGACACCATTTGCACAGCTGCTAGAGACTATTCCAGTTATTCAAGACGGTACTATAGTGCCATATAACTATGGTAACTTAGCAAACCAATGGGATGTACCTGGACCTAACGCAGCTACATACAAGATCGTATGGGACTTTTACATCTCTCAAGAAGTAGAGATCAGCTTAGACCCTGTGCCAAACAATAAACCACAGTTTACCATCTTTAAATCAGATGATGAGACTGTAGATAATGCATACATAGTCTCACAAGAGTGGGACAGTCGAGTAGGTGTACCTATTAGAATCAGAGGTGAATATGTCATAGAACTACAAGATGCACCACCAACTGATAATGAAAGACTGTTCTTTGGATTTGGTTATGCTGATGGTGTGTATCCTGATAGCACAGTAGCTACTGAACAACTCGCAGCTATTAGACCTATAAGTGGTGATATAAAAATATACAAACTCTAATGGCTCTATCAGTTGCAGAATTCGAAAGACAGTTAGGTAATGCGGTTGATGCCATGACTAACCTAAGTCCTATACTTACAAGAATAGGAGGAGATCTAGTAAATGAGATTAAGTCAGCTGCACCTGATAATACTGGTGCATTAAAGAACTCTATCAAAGCAGTCATAGAGAATGACTCTCTCGCTATCGAGATGCTATACTATGGTATCTTTCAGAATTATGGTGTAGATGGCACAGATAACGCGCCAGCTACTACCGTGCCTAAGTATGGTGTTATACAACCTGAAAGTGGTGACAGATTCGCATTCGGTCTACCACAAGCTAATCGAGGTGGTATGATTAATGGAGACAGCGGACTCAGCTTCGGTGCAAGAAAAACGATATATAAGATGGGACTGAAACCACAACCATTCTTCGATGTAGATGACATAGCAAACAGAGTAGCAACAGGCTTAACAGAACAACTAACAACAGAATTTTAATTATGGCAAACACAGTTAATAATATAAACCACATACAAGTACCTAACTCATCGTTAAGTGGTGCTTTCGATATGGCCTATGGTCCTAATGCAATTACATTAGAAGGACTTACTACAGGTGACAAGTATGCACTTAGAATATTCGTAGTAGGTAATCCAGTACCAATCGCAGATATCAGACAAACACCTAACAGACAAGGTCGTGCTATCTTTGATATTCAAAATATATTACAAGCTTACGTAGGTCCACAAGTAAATACAATTGATAGTTTACATTTTAGCCTTACTGGATTTGTTGCACAGAACGAACGTCTTGCGCTCGCAGGTCCTACTCTAGTACAATATCAAATTGCATACGCAGAAGAGAATGGCGGTGTCGTAGGGCCTTTCTATACAATACCAGATAACTTTACTTCAATCGCAGGAAGTAAGCAATACTTCCAAGTACCATTTGACACAGATCCTTATAGACCTGAAATAGAAGGTGATGACAGTACACCAACATGTTCAGTAATTGAAAGAGCAGCGAGACCTCTGAGTGATAATAATTGGACTATAGCAGATACACAAACTGGAGATAACCTACTAACTGTACGTGGTGGATTCCCTTCTCCCGCCGGGATAGATGTACATAATGTCTTTATGGATGATCAGTGTACTAAAACTTTTTATCAAAGAGTAGAACGAGGTAATCCTGCTCCATTACAAAACGTAGAAGGTATCGATGCATTCTATATCTTACAGTGTAGTTATACAGGTGCTATCGGTAGTAATCCAGCACTTGTACCTAATACACAAGCTAATGGTGGTGGACCTAACACAGCAATGGGACAAGGTACTGCAATTAGTGGACCATTTCAAACTATTACAATTGCATCAGGACCTGCTAATATTGCAGCTGGTGTTATTGACTCTACTACTACACATTACTATATAGTACCAGTAGTTTATAGCCCAGCATCATGTTCACCAGATGCTCAACAACAAACAAATATCATGAACGCTGCTGCATGGAGAATACAGAGATATAACATTGCACATAATAAGATCTATAGTGGTAATGGTGCTCTTATAGGTATCGAACAGTTAGATGCTAAGTGTAATGACTATGCACATATACAATTCGCATGGCAAAACTCATTAGGTTATAGAGATCAGTTTACATTTACTAAGAGAGTAAATCATAATACTAAGACTAAAAATAATAATTTCCTAAAAGGCACTGCTGACTATAATGGTGCGAGTTATGATGTAGATATCCAAGATAGAGGTTTAACAACATATTCACAAACTATTGCAAATGACTTTACAGTACAATCAGACTATATGAATGATGCTGAAGCAGAGTTACTAAAACACTTGTATCAATCAGCTGAAGTAAAAGTTAGATTCGCAGAAGGACCTTACGCAAACCAATGGGTTCCTGTTACTATTACTAAAACCAGTTACAACGAGAAAACTTATAGAAAGGACAGACTGTTCCAATACACAGTTGCATTTAGATTAGCTAGTAACATTAAATCAATGAGAGGATAATATGATTCAATTAAAAGTATACCCTAACGCAGCGCAACTCCAAGACGAGTCTCTGTTCTTAGATCTGTATGAGACACAACCAATTAAGTTAACACTTAGTATAGAAGATATAACTAGTGCTGATGCTACTTCAGTGTTCTCTCGTACGTTTAAAGTACCTGGTACTAGAACTAATAACATTTTCTTTAAGAATGCGTTTGAGATAGACGGGATTGATTTTGATATTACTATAAAGAAACCAGCAGAGATCTTAGTAGATGGTGCTGAGTTTAAAACAGGTCATGTTAGATTACAGAAGATCTTTGTAAACCAAGAACTAGACAAGATAGATTATGAACTCTTATTCTTAGGAGAGACGAGAGACTTTAGCTCTGCTATTGGTGAAGCTACCATGTGTCAGTTACAGTTTACAGACTTTAATTGGGATGGTTTACCAGTTAATTATACTAACGCTGATGACTTTACCTCAGGTATAGGTGAACAAAAGGTTAGAGATAGTTGGCTAGCTTTTCCTCAAACTAATGATGCAACAGCGGGTTATGCAGATGGCGATCTCTTATTTCCTCTTATAGATCATGGTAATTCATATGATGCTACTGGTGCCCTAAATGCTCCAACTATTGCTATCGGTTCAGGTGGACAAGGTGCTGATAAAGCCTTTACACATCAAAATAATGCCTTACCAGCAGCAAGGTTTAAACCTATGATTAGAGCTAAAAGAATATGGGATCAAATATTCCAAAATAGTGGTTACACATATGAATCTAGTTTCTTAGGTGATGAGCAGTTTAGACATATGTATGTGAGTGCTTTTGGTAATCAAGAACAGACTGTTATTGGTGTAGAACAAGATCAAGGTGGTATATTTGGAGGTAGTGCATCATCACAAACTTTTGAATACTTTGAATCAGATAATGGTAATAATGATATTGCTAATTTTGGTTACTTTAGTAATCAAGTTTTTACTGCACCTAAATATTATGTTGGTAATCCTAATGTAGGTTCTGGTAATGGTTCATATTATGTAGCTCCAGGTCCTGCATCGGTTGGAGGTGCCTATTATGCTTTTGAATTTGGAGGTCGAGTAGATGCACAGCAAGAAGATTCAGATGGAGGTTATACCGCAGTTTACTGTACTGCAAAGCTTTGTCTTGTCGATGCACCAGGTGGTAATATTTTAGAAGTCTTAGCAACAGGTAATTCTGCAACAAATGGTAACTGGTCAAGTGGTAGTTATGATTCTAGAAATGGTGGTACTCAACCAACA